CCGATCTAGCACTTGTTGTTTCTTGGTTTCCTCCTGTAAATAATGACTCATAGTTATTGACAAGTCGATCCCTAAATTCAATAAAAAAAAAACTGAACCAATGACTGCATCTAAGGGCATATGAACCATTATATCTTTATCTTCAGGTGTATACCCTTTTATTGAATATTTATTCTTTTTACGCTCCTTTATTGGTCTATAAAGCACATTCATTGCAGTATGTATATTTTGCCAATCTCCAATATAAGTATCTAAGTCAATATACTCTCCTAAAGTCATATCCTCTATATCGGGATGAAAACCGAACTCTAGGTTTCCAATATAAAAAGAATCGACTAATTTAGGTTTCTGTGAAAGTAAATCAGATAACTTTTTTGTTATCATTTCAGCATCACTCATTTTAATTGTCAATACATCTTTATGGGATATGTTGCAAAATATTTCAATCATTTTACATTGAATAAAATAATTATCATCATTCATTTCTTGAATCTTCAAAAACCTTTGATATTGCTTTAAGGTTATCTCGGATAAATGAGTAGGAACTATAATTGTTGCTTTCATAATAACATAACGTAAATTTTAATACAATTTATAAGGCATAAAAAAAGGCAGCCATTTCTGACTGCCAATCTAATCAAAACAAAAAAGAAAATTCTTATAACAATGCCATTTTTAAATCTTTTTCTAATTCAGAACATTTCTTCATCCATTCAAGTCTTTGGTTCTGAACCTTTGTTATGTATTTATCTCTTTTGTTTACATCATCTCTAAGCCTTGCGGTATAGAAATGCATTTCCCCTAGTGCTTTAATCATAGTTAAAGTTTCCTTATTATTGGGACTTTTGTTTTTCCAATCCTTTAGTATATCAGAACAAATCGTTGCATTATTCCAATATTCTAAATCTCTTATTTCGGTTATCTGTTCCATTGTTACTGAGTCCATAAACAAAACTAATAAACACTAATCAAATTATTTAAAATAGGAATAACAACTTTATCTCTTTGATTATAAGTTGAACACTCTTCGTTATCGCAATAGATAGACATCTCATCTATTTCAAATAAATACTCGTAAGTGCCATTATCGGTTCGCATATAACCGTATTCCTCGTAAGTTTCGGAATCGTGAATGGTTTTTCTTACACAGATTACATCTGCAAAAATCTCAATGCAACCAACAGTCCAATATAATTCCTCCCTGTGAATTTCATCATCACCTATAGGAATCTCAATAGGCTTTAAGTCACTAAGTATATCTTTTAATTCTTGATTTGTAAATAAGTCTTTCATTTTTTTTGCCATTAAGTTAATCAATAATTTTGGTAATCCTTAACTAAATCTAAATCATATTGATCCGCTACATAGTTAATATGCTTCTGAGTAGTAACACTCCAATAGCCGTGCTGAACTAATGTAGCATCTACTATTGTAGCAACGTGAGTTGAGTAACTCCACACCTCATTTTTGTGGATTTTTAAGTTTTGCTTATATCTGTTTAATGTAATCATTTTTGTTTTTGTTTTAATTAATAATGTAAAGATAATACAATAAAGTTATAAAACAAAATTTTTATAATAAATATTTTATTATTGTTGAATTTAGGGTCTAACTAGAATCAAGCTAGGGTCTAGGTAGGGTTAGGGTAGGGTCTAACTAATTGTGTATTTGCCGAAATTAGGCTTAGAAAGGATAGAGTAAGTTGCATATCTGCAGGGGTCTATAAGATGATTATCCTTGTCGATAGGTGTGTTTATTAATTTGCCTGTTCTATCTTCTTGCCACTTGTAATTCCTAAATTCTTGAATTGCGTTTGTGGACTTGCTTAGTATGTTTATTTTATACCTCTTTAACAAATCAATTCCTGCGTTAACTGAATCCTTACCCTTTAAAGATGGGAATATTTTATGCCCCATCCTTCTTAGTTCTTCTATAAGTCTAGGTTCTGCTGAATCAGCGTAAATCGGTTTATTTTCTAGGTGCTGATCTAGTAGGAATTGATGAATATCATTAGTAGTCATCTGAGTCCTATATAAATGCTCTCTAACGTACAAATTAAAATCTTCTATATAAACGCTTACTAAAGTAGTTGGATCGTTTGAGTAGCCAAAATCCATACCATACGAAATCAGTTCTGCAGTTGTCGGAATCTGTTCAACTTCAGCATACCTAAATACAGTTGATCTGCTTGATGCTCTTTCTCCTAATCCATAGATTTGCCAATACTGCTCATCAGTCTCTTTAAGTCTTTCAATTTCTTTTCTAATACTAACTTCAAGAAAAGGATTATTGAGATAAGTAGTTTTAAAGAAATCACAATCATTGCGAGTGATAACTTTATCATAAAGCCAATGATATTCTTCACTAGGGTTAAAATCAACTATTATTCGTTCTTGTGTTCTAAAAATTAATTGCTGCCAATCCTCCCAATACAACTCATTACCTTCGTTAATAAAAAGCAAGTCTCTTTTCCTACCTCTAATCTTTTGGCTTTGATCTAAACTAGTAAATTCAACTAAGTTCCCAAAAAGGTTGTACTCTGAATTTGACTTATTATGATACTCTTCACTATATATTTGATTGGCTCTAAGTATATCCAAGAAATCCCTTAAAACTGTTGCTCTTAAACTAGGGAATGTTTTACGACATATAGTTACAATTTTTTTGTTATTTTTTGAGCAATATTCAAATATAATCCAAAGTAAAATATTGTAAGTCTTACCACTCCTAGTTCCTCCCTGCTCAACTACTATCTTTTTGTCACTCTCAACTAAATGCTTGAATACAATATTAGTCTTTAGAGTCTTCGATCCTGTCAATTATTTCTACTTTAAAATTGTTAGGCATTCCATCTGCTCCTGTTATTTCTTGTCGTTCAATATAGCCTCTTTTCTTTCCCTTGGTTTTAAGATAAAAAATAGTAGCTGCAGTTGATCCATCTCCTATTTGTTTGTGCAGTTGTGATTCAGCAAAGTCTAAAGCAATGTTTTGTATTTCATTTACTTCTTGCTCAAACTCTTGATCATCTTTCATCCAATCATAAAAAGTAGTTCTTCCTATCCCTACATTCTTACAGGCAGTTGTTACTACCCCTAATGATTTTTCTAAAGCATCTATTATTGCTTTTTTATGTTGTTCGGTTTTGTTCATTTTTTTTCGAATCCTTTTAGTGGGTAAAAAATTAAACTATTCCTATACCCTTGTTCATTTTTCTTAACTATTTCTGTAACTCCGTGAATATTATACCAAGCAGGGTAAACTAAAATACTATTATTAGACTGCTCAAAAGTGTGATCAAAATCGGGGACACACAAAGCACCACCATCAGAGTCTTTTCGTTTAGTCAATATTACATTAACTGTGTTTTTTAAGTTACCTTTATCTTGATGAAAAGGTGCAGCAATATTGTAATTTGAAATGCTGCTAGTAAAAAGATTACCAAACCTATATTGAGGTAACGTAGTTTCTTCTATTATTTTTTTCTGTAATTCATATTGTTTAGGCATATATTTCTTAATCAGCTTTTCACTTTCCAAGCAGCTTAATAACATTGCTTTTATGAATGTTTTTGTTTTTGGATTTGTATGAACTGATGAAATAGAATTATAAGGTCTCCTTAGATGAGGCTTTGCTAAAACTGCACCTAATATAGTAGACATTTGTGGAGTCCCTATTGCTTTTGCTTGTTTCCTACTTATTCCTAATTTTTTTTGATACTGATAAATATCAGATCGCTCTAGTAATGTTTTAGGTACATTTTTACTAAGGAACTCTTCGTTGGCTATTGATATGTATTGTTTTAGCTTATCGGGCAAGTCAGTAAGATAAAAACCTATTATATCACCATCTAATTCTAACAAGCAACTTTCTGTTACTGTTGGTTGAATAAATTTACATCTTTTACCTATCCTTGTTTGATGCTCTTTTTTTGTTAATTTTAACTTTTTCATTTTACCTTATCTTTCAATCTTAACTCAGCGTTTCCTGTGCTTTTTCTTATACTATCCTTGTTTGATGCTCTTTTTTTGTTAATTTTAACTTTTTCATTTTACCTTATCTTTCAATCTTAACTCAGCGTTTCCTGTGCTTTTTCTTATATACATACTGCAATATTGAGGAAATAGATCTTCTATTTTCTTTATTGATTCATACACATATTTTTTAGTTCTTATTTCCTGCAAACCTCCACTTTCTTTATAGTAATTTGATTTAACAGTCATATAATCAAACCTTAGTAACTTTTTGTTTTTTATATACTGTCTAATACTATATTCATAATCTTCTCCGTGATTAGTAACTCTTTTCAAAAAAGGATCGTGACTAACAATAACACCAAACATACTAGCAATTATGTAGCTTAATTTAGTGTAATATCTTTTCTTCATAAAATAAGAGTTAGATGCGGCATATATACCGAATGTTTTAGCACCTATTTCCCTACAGATACTAAAGCCTTTTTCTATAAACTCTTTTTCTAAATCATTACACTTTACTAAGGTCTTATCATCAACCTTAACCAAAACATTATCCAAATCATCGTCAAACATCATCAGATTGGTATCTTCTTTATAATAATCCTCAATAAAATTTCTTTGAGAGCCTATTGTTGGAACTCCAACCACTATGTCATACTGATTGCCTAACGACTTATTGTAAATGCGCTCTTCATCATTATCAGCTACAAAAATTTTGATTTTAGATTTATCAATCCCATAATCATCAAGCAACCGTAGAGTTTTTTTCTTTATGGTTTCTGATCGTTTATATGAAGGGATTGCGATTTTATAATCCATTTTACTTAAAAGTTTTATGATTTTTCAAATTACTATTCGTTTCATTCAACCAACTACCTGCTCTAAAACATTCAACGTAATATTTATTTCTAGGTATTTCTTTCCAATTATCGTTCCTCCACTTAGTCCAAACAACATTGTAAGGCTTATAATTTGGCAAATATTTTTTAACCATTCGACTAATGAATTTAGGTCCCGTAGTTTGTATAACGAATCTTCCTTTCCAAATTTTGTACACATCAATTTTTAATTTCTGTTTATAATTAATTGGAACTGCGTCCATTAATAGCTTAAAAAAAGAATCG